TAAGAAAACCGAAGTATCAAATTGAAATGCCATTTAGCGGGAGAATAGCCCACCTATAAGCCATTATGAGGACAAAAATAATTTTTTTCCCGAAATAGGGGCGGGTGGGTATGTAGCGGAGTTAGGGCAAGAACCGCTAATTTATACTTATGTTTTTTCAAGTATTATACAGGGTGTTATACTGTTTTATATATAGATAGAAAATAGACCCCCCTATATTTGTATAGGGGCGGTTTATTTTTTACAGTATAACATTAGATTTTCGTAGTAATAAGAAAGAGAGGTTTAGAGAGTGAATGATTTTTTACGCAATCAAGTAAAAATGCTAAAGGTATTACAAGGAGTGAAATACAAAGAGATAGCGGAGTATTTAGAAATACGGCAAGATAGTTTCTATAATTGGCTAAAGGGCTATTATAATTTTGGAGAAGCCCGCCAAGCACGATTATTAGAAGTTATTACTTGCCTAAAGGAGTAATAGAACAATGTCAAAACAGTATAACAACCCCGCTGTAATAAAAGCAACACAGCGGATAGATAAATTGATAAGTTTTATTCTTGCCAATAGTGAGCCGGGAGAAGATTGGAAAGAAATAGAATGGGCTGATAGCGATTATTTTATATCAAGCAAAGGCAGAGTAATTAGTTTATGTAATACCATACCACGCATACTAAAAGCATTTATGTGTAATGGTTATTTATGTGTGTCTATTTGCGGGCTTGATAGAAGAATAAATAGGTTAGTGGCTAAAGCGTTTATTGATAACCCGGAGAATAAACCAATAGCCCACCATAAGAACCATATAAAAACAGAGAACACGCGGGAAAATCTTGCGTGGGCTACTCATAGTGAAAATACAACCGCTTATTATGACAGTAAGAAACAAAGCCAAGAGAAAGCAGACCCGGCTAAATAAGTATGCTAAAGGCTTACTATTTGCGGTTTAGACCCACCGCAAAGATTGATTATTGTATGTTGCTATCATTCTATGATTTAGCAGAATACAATAGCGAAACAAAATGTTTTGATACTATACATTATACCTCTGTTAGAGAACTTGCGGAACGGCTAAAGGTTTCACAATCTACTGTAAATAGGTTATTTGCTAATGCTGAATATAACGAGTTTATGAAGATAGACAGAGATAGAAAGACAATAACACTATATAATAATTTTGGTAAAGGTATAAAAGATACATTTGTTAGACTAACTGCGGAAGAAGCACAACTAATAAAAGAAATGAATGATAACTTATTCTCAAAGTATCTTATCTATCTAAAATACTACTGCGGTTATACAAAGAATAATACAGACTTCACCGCTAAACAATTCTTGATTGCTTGCGGTTATTCTGTAAAGTCAAATAATACATTTGATAAGATAAGCGGATATAACAGGCTACTTGTAAATAAGGGGCTTGTAAGTATAAAAAGTTATCGTGATGAATTGGGGCATACACGAAATAACTATTTTTATAACTAATGGCGATAGCCATTAGTTATAAAATAAACTCTAAAGGGGAACTATACCCGGCTATAAAACTTACTCTATAAGAGATACCCAATTTTTGATAGAAACGAATACCCAAAAATTGATATAAGCCAACCCCCATTTTTTGAAATAACCCCAATACCCAATTTTTGATATAAGGAGATTTTACAAATGGCACTTACATTAGAACAAATTGAGTGGCTACACGACCACGGAAAAATGCCCGATTGGGCTTACTATCAGCAGAATGGCAAATCAGCACAAGCGAACTGGGAAGAACAACATAGAAAGATTATGGAGAGATACAACCAAAGAGAAGCCGAAGCCCGCAGACAGGCAGAGGAAAAGGCACTTGAAAAGAAACTTGAAGCGGATTTAGAAAAGCAGATAGAAAAGAAACTTGATAAGGCACTTGAAAAAGCCCTTGACGATTTACTAAAAGGGTTTGGCAAATAAGAATAGGGGCTATACGCACCACCCACCACAACGGCGAGGGAGAGCGTATAGCCCCTTATTTGTTTTCTGCTACTGGAGCGTTGCCAATATGGGGAACTGCCCGCAGACAGGGAGCAGAAGCCCCACAGACCATAATTTTACCATCGCAGGACCCGCCGAAATCAGCAAACCCGCCTGTGAGGTCATACAAGCCCCTACAAGCGGTTTTTGTGCTGAAATGAGTTTAGGTATTACCCCGCCTCTAAAAACCGCTTACAGAGCGTTCTACGAGGTCAAATAAAAATAATAAAAAATTATCTCTATCATAGGTCGCAGGCGAAGCCTGCCTTTTATCTATTTTATATATATTTTATTTATTATTTTTTATATTATAAAGTATCGCCCGACTATTTGCGACAAATTGACACCCGACTTACGACAGATTGACACCGAACTTACGACAGATTGACACCCGATTTACGACAAATTGACACCCACAATATATAGTTGCTATTGGAAAAGGCAGACCACAAGACCCAAGAGCAGAGGGAACAAGCCCTATTTTTTATTTGCGACAGATTGACACCGATTTACGACAAGGGTCATTGACATTTGTCGTTTTTGTCTTATAATACTAATGGGTGATATTATGGACGAAAATACTAAAGATACTGCTATTGCTATCAAGTATAGCAGAGATTTTGCGGTTATTCAAGCAAACGAATTAGTAAGAAGTAAGCAAGATGACCTAACCCTACTTGAAGCAAAACTAATTAGATTAGCGATAGCCCAAGTAGTAAAAGACGATACAGACCTACATACATACTCTTGTAATGTGGTAGATTTAGCAAGATTTTTAGGGATTGATAACCATAACATTTACCGGGATATTCAAGACCTCTCTAAAAACCTTATGCGTAAGTCTATTTTCATAAAGGACAACACGCAACCCAAGAGAAAAGGCAAACAGAATTATAAAATATTCCATTGGATTGACTATGTAGAATACATAGACGGAGTTATAACATTCAAGTTGAGCGATAGCCTAAAGCCGTATTTAGTTGGTTTGGAGCAGTTATTTACCCTGTATGGATATGAAGCAGTAATAGACTTGCCTACAAACTATTCTATTCGCCTGTATGAGTTGATAGCAAGTTATCAAAATATGTCAGTTAGGCAGATACACGATACCAACTATACGAACATTCCAATAGAACCGAATGAGTTTATTTTTACGGTTGATTGGTTGCGGGATTATTTCAACTGTAATAACAAATACCCGAATACAGGCGATTTTATCAAGCGTGTTATAGATAGTGCGGTAAAGGCTATTATGAAACAAACGATAATGCGGTTAGATTATCGGGTAGTAAAGACCGGGCGAAGCATAACACATATCGTTTTCAAGTTGGTAGATTGGAGCGATATTGAATATACGAAAGAAATGCTAAAATTGAAAGGCTTGCGGAAAGAAGAAGAATAACCCCGCTCCACCGATTTTGTAGCGAGAACACAAGCAGAAATAACCCCCGCCACCGCCGTTCGGCTAAACGAGGACGGACGCAGACAGCAACCAACCATCCCGCCGGGAATACTTCACCCAGGCACAGGGGAACGATAAAAAGGTATTTTTGAATATGAATATTCAAAAATAATTTGAAAGAGGTTTTACTATGGCTAAAAATGCTGATTTGAATAAGGCAAATAAGGCAAAGAAAGACGAGTTTTATACTCAACTAACCGATATTGAAAAAGAAATGCGTCATTACAAAGAGCATTTTAGGGGTAAAGTGGTATTCTGTAATTGCGATGACCCGGAGTATTCTAATTTTTGGCTGTATTTTCAACTCAATTTCTACGAATTAGGGCTAAAGAAACTTATCTCTACTCACTATGAGGAAGATAAGCCGAGTTATAGAATGGATATTGTCAGTAATGACAGCGGGGAACAATGCGGAATACCCGACTATGTAAAGACCCCCTTGAAGCAAAACGGCGATTTTAGAAGCCCGGAGTGTATAGAGATTTTGAAAGAAGCGGATATAGTAATTACTAACCCGCCGTTTTCTCTGTTTAGGGAGTATTTAGCACAACTAATAGAGTATGATAAAAAGTTTATTATTTTAGGTAATGTAAATGCCTTGACCTATAAAAGCGTTTTCCCATTAGTAAAAGAGGGTAAAATGTGGTTAGGTGCGTCTATTCATAGTGGAGATAGAGAGTTTAGAGTTCCGGACTATTACCCATTAGAAGCAAGTGGTTATAGAGTTGGTGAGGATGGTAAGAAATATATTAGAGTAAAAGGTGTAAGATGGTTTTCTAATTTAGATTATCCCGATAGACACGAAGATTTACCACTCTATCGCACTTATAACGCAGAAGATTACCCGCATTATGTGAATTATGATGCTATTGATGTAAATAAAACAAGTGATATTCCCGCAGATTATTATGGAGAAATGGGAGTTCCTATTACATTTATGGATAAGTTCAACCCGGAGCAGTTTGAAATTATCGGTATCAGTAGCGATTTAGCCGTTGCTATGGATGTAATACGGCAGAATTGCCCCCGCAGAAGTGGCAGTGATGCGTTTTATATTATCAAAAACGGCAAATATACCCGGCTCTATGACCGCATTGTAATAAAAAGAAAGTGTGGTAATGTATGAAAATAGAATTACACGAAATACCCATAAGAGAAGTAGCAAAGGGTTATAAGGATAGCCAAGAGAGCGGAGTTATTGGCTATGGTGGTCTATTGGATATTCGCCCCGCTTATCAGCGTGAGTTTATCTATAAGGACGATAAGCGAAACGCAGTTATAGACACAGTAAGAAAAGGTTTTCCGCTGAATGTTATGTATTGGGTAAAGACCAAACAAGGCACTTATGAGGTATTAGACGGACAGCAGAGAACCATTAGTATCTGCCAATACATAAATAAGGACTATTCTATAAACTATCAGTATTTTCATAATCTTACAAAGGGAGAACAAGAGCAGATACTAAACTATCCGCTTATGATTTATATTTGTGAGGGCACAGAGAAAGAGCAGTTAGATTGGTTTAGAGTTATCAATATTGCGGGTGAGAAACTGACCGACCAAGAATTGCGTAATGCGGTATATACAGGTGAGTGGCTGACCGACGCAAAGAAATGGTTTAGTAAAAGCGGATGTGGAGCATACAAGATAGCAAGTAAATATTTGAATGGTGTAGCCAATAGACAAGACTATTTACAAACTGCCTTGCGTTGGATTTCTGCGAGAGATGGCACAGTAATAGAAGATTATATGAGCCAACACCAACACGACAATAATGCTAATGAACTATGGTTATATTTCAAGAGCGTTATTGATTGGGTTATGATATTATTCCCTAATTACCGCAAAGAAATGAAAGGTATAGAATGGGGCTTACTGTATAATCAGTATCATACTAACCACTATGACAGCAAAGAACTTGAGAAGCGTATTTTAGAACTTATTGACGATGATGAAGTAGGCAGTATAAAGGGTATCTATGAATATCTATTTGACGGACAAGAAAAGCATTTGAGCCTGCGACAGTTTGACGATAAGACCAAGAGAAAAGTTTATGAAAAGCAAAAGGGCATTTGTGCGGACTGCGGAAAGCATTTTGAGATTGAAGAAATGGAAGCAGACCACATAGACCCGTGGCACGATGGCGGTAAAACTACCATTGATAACTGCCAAATGCTATGCCGTCATTGTAATAGACGGAAAAGCGGAAAGTAAGGTAGGCTTATGGAATGGATAGAAGCAAACCCACTGCCCCCGGAGTGCGTGGAGTGCCAAGAGGAAGAATGTTATAACTGTGATTATGCGGGTAAGCGTTGGACGCTATCACAGGCGGACGAACTGCGGGTAAGGCGAAAGGGCTTACTAAAAGCCATTGACCGCCTACAAAGGCAAGTAGAAGCCATAGACGCAGAATTAGAGGTATTAGAGAATGGTTGATGTAGGTTATATATCTATTGCCGAGTTTGCCGAAAAAGCGGGAGTATCAAAACAGGCAATTTATAAGCAAGTCAATAATGAGAATAGCCAATTAGCCCCCTACATTCTGCGAGAGGGTAAGAAAACCCTTATACAAATATCTGCCTTGAGTGCCTTGTATGGGGTTGATACAACCCAAACAACCCCTATCAACCCCACAGCAACCGCAGAACAACCCATTTCAACCCCGACAGGGGAAATAGAGGTTGAAGAAACAACCCCGCAGACAACCCCAAGCAACCCCAAAAACAACCCAACTCAACCCGAACCAACCCCGAAAAATCAACCCATTTCAACCGACTACATAGCGTTTTTGAAAGAGCAGATAGCCGAACTAAAGGCAGAAAAGACGGAAACAGAACGCCGATTGTCTGCGACTATCCAAGAGAAAGACGCTATTATAAAAGAGCAATCCGCACAGTTAGCCCAATTAGCACAGCAAGTAGCCCGGATAGCGGACAAGGCACTTATAACCACTTCACAACAACAGTATCTAACCGCTATGGAAAAGGGCGGGAGCGAGGATATACCCCCGGAAACACCCGCCGAAGAACCGATAGTAGTAGAGCAGACCGAAGAAAAGCCTAAAAAAAGTTTTTGGAGCAAACTATTTCACCGGGAATAATGCTTGAAAATCTGTAATTATCTGCTATTATTATACTCAAGCAGATACCAAATACATACAGAGAGGACTAATTACTATGGCACGCAAAGCAGAAAGTTTCAAGATTGACGAAAAAACCAAGTCTATCATTGTCTATACCAATGTAGAGCAGAACCCCGCCGAAGAAAAGGCTATGAAGATGTATGTTTCTATGGGTTATACTCTCAAGTTTGCCGAGAAAAAGGCAACTATGGGTATTGATGAAATGCGGGCAGAACTCAAGGCAGACCCCGAAGCACTCAAGAAGTTCAACGATGTCTATGCTATGAAGGCAAAGAAGGACGCAACCAAGAAAGAAAAGAGTGAGGTTGGTTTCTTCGGTGCTTGTAAGGTCTATAACGAGTGGAAGAAGAACAAGGCAGAGTAAAATATAATAGCGGTGGTATCAAAAGCCACCGCTATTATTTTATAATAACAGTATCAAAAGTGCCATATCAAAAAATAGTATCAAAAGTGCTTGACAAATACCCGCTAATGGTGTATATTAGTAGTATCAAATCTGACGAAGGTCAAAAACACTACTAACACAGATAAAGGGGTATTGAAATATGATTTATGGTTATTGTCGTATCAGCCGTGCTAAACAGTCAATAGATAGACAAATTAGAAATATCAAAGCGGAATACCCGGACGCAATCATTATTCAAGAGGTATTTACCCGCACCCGGTTAGACCGTAAGGAATGGCAGAAATTATATAAGGCGGTGAATGCCGGCGATACAATCGTTTTTGATAGCGTAAGTAGAATGTCCGGCAACGCTGACGAGGGATTTACCGCTTATGAAGAACTGTATAACCGGGGTGTAAAGTTGGTATTCTTGAAAGAACCCCACATAAATACAGACACCTACAAACAAGCCCTTGAGAGTAATGTAAAATTGACAGGCGGTAGCGTGGATTATATTTTAGAGGGTGTAAATAAATATCTTATGGCACTTGCCAAAGAGCAAATTAGGCTTGCGTTTGAGCAGAGCGAAAAAGAGGTTAGCGACCTTCATACCCGCACTAAAGAGGGGCTTGAAACTGCCCGATTGAATGGTAAGCAGATAGGACAGTTGCCGGGTGCTAAACTCACCACCAAAAAGAGTATCACAGCAAAAGAAGTGATTTTGAAGCATAGCAAAGATTTCAACGGAACACTTGCGGACGCTGATGTAATGACGCTTACAGGGTTAGCCCGGAATACTTATTATAAGTATAAGCGGGAATTGAGAGAGGAACAGGGGCTATAATAGCCCCTGTAATATAGGGGGATATATGAAAACGAAAGATTTATTACTTATCAAAGGCTATTTAGCAGAGTTGGAGAAAGAAACTGAAGATTATATAAGGATTTTGTCTTATGCCGATATTGACGCACCATTAGGGCGAATGTATCCCGGTGAGAATATACCAGAAGCAAAAGCCCGGATAAAGGCAGAGCAAGAAAAGAAACTTGCTACTCTCCAGCGTCTGCGGGAAGTGATAAACGATGAAGTTATAAACGCTGATTTTCATTGTGAAAATGGAAATGTAGTATATGATTGATAAATAACCCCGGCTGTCATTACAGATAGCCGGGGTTATTCTCTCTTTTTTGATTTTATAAAAAATAAATTGTATAATATTATTACAATAAATCATAAAGGAGTAAGAAATAAATATGAAATGCTGTATTTGTAATAAGGATTTTTATGGTGAGGGTCATAATGCTTACCCGCTAATGCGTAATAGGGCTAATAGATGTTGTAGTGATTGTAATAATGATGTAATTATTCCTCTGCGGTTTATTGAAATAATCGCAAAGAAAGAGCATAAGAAAACCGAAGTATCAAATTGAAATGCCATTTAGCGGGAGAATAGCCCACCTATAAGCCATTATGAGGACAAAA